AAGATTTCTATGGCTCTTGATACGATTAAGTATGATTATCAGTACGAGTCTATCAAGATTGAATGGGAAGATTTAGCGTATCGCACCTATACCCCTGACTTCATACTAAAGAATGGTATAATAATAGAAACAAAGGGTAGATTTTTAGCAGTAGATAGAAGAAAACATTTAGCTATAAAAAAACAACATCCCAAGTTAGACATTAGATTTGTGTTTACAAATAGTAGAGTTAAGTTATATAAAGGTTCTAAAACTTCTTATAGTCAATGGTGTATTAAATATAATTTTAGATATTACGACAGAATAATACCTGAAGATTGGCTCAAAGAAAAAGGAAAAAACAAACATCCAACATTCATAAAGTTTGTTGGCAAAAAAGTAAGGAGATAATAATGAAACATTATGATAACAAAGGCAACCATTTTTTTGTAGAGATAATACCTAGCATTGATGATAAAGGTCATTGGGATGGTAGATATCAATTAGCTATACAAGTTAGAAAGTCCAATATAGATGACGATAGTTTTTATGCTTTAGAGCAGTTGTGCCAAATGACATGTGCAAGTATAACTATGATGGAAGAGAACCACACTATTAAAGATGTTATATATAACTTTTTAAACACACCTGAAAATGAAGAGATCAATACACCACTGCCTATTGACAGTGTAGATGAAAACGTGATAAAAGTTAATTTTAAACGAGAAATAGTCCGTAGTACGGATAACAAATGTTAAGACATATGGAGTACATGAGAATGAAAGCAAAACAGGCACAAGAACAATCAGATCATAAACAAACTATGGATATGGTTAATCATCCACCACATTATAATAAAGCAGGTATAGAAACTATAGATGCCATTAAAGCTATGACTGATACAGGATTTGAGTATTATCTACAAGGTAATATTATGAAGTACCTTTGGAGATACAGGTACAAGAATGGTGCAGAAGATTTAAAGAAAGCACAATGGTATCTCAATGAATTAATTAATGTTGTTGAAGATGAAGATAAGAGTTAAAATGATGATAACAATAGAGGTTGACCCTGAAGAGTATCAAGTACCTGCAGATGGTAGAGTTGACCAAGAGATACAAGATCATATGCATGATTACATACATGACTTATCAGGACTAAAGATAAAGAGCATGAGAACAGTTAGCGAGGAGATATAAATGTTACAAAACTATTTACCAACAGATTATCAAAACTTTATTGCACTATCTAGATATGCAAGATGGAGAGAAGACGATCAAAGAAGAGAGACATGGGGTGAGACTGTTGACAGATATTTTAGTTACATGGAAACACATCTAGTTGATAATCATCATTACATTATGACTAAAGCATTAAAAGAAAAACTATCTAATGCTATCATGTCCTTGGGTATCATGCCTAGTATGAGAGCCTTGATGACATCAGGTGTAGCATTAGACAGGTGTCATGTTGCAGGTTATAACTGTAGTTACATACCTGTTGATAGTCCTCGTAGCTTTGATGAATGTATGTATATACTTATGTGTGGCACAGGTGTTGGCTTCTCTGTTGAACGTGAGAATGTAGACAAGTTACCTATTGTTAATGAACACTTTGAGAATAGCACTACTATAATAAAAGTAGAAGATAGCAGACAAGGTTGGGCAAAAGCATTGAGAGAACTTATAGCTATGTTATATGTAGGACAAGTCCCAACTTGGGACACATCAGAGGTACGACCATCAGGTGCTAGACTAAAAACTTTTGGTGGTAGAGCATCAGGACCTGCACCTCTAATTGAATTATTTCAGTTCTGCATACAGAAGTTTCAAGGTGCTAAAGGTAGAAAGTTATATCCTATTGAGTGCCACGATATTATGTGTAAGATTGGTGAAGTTGTAGTTGTGGGTGGTGTCAGACGTTCTGCTCTAATATCTCTGTCTAACTTAGGAGATGACCAAATGAGACATGCTAAGTCAGGTCAATGGTGGGAGAATGAAGGTCAAAGAGCATTAGCTAATAACTCTGTAGCATTTAAAGGTAGACCTGATATGGGTACTTTTATGAGAGAGTGGACTGCTTTGTATGAATCAAAGTCAGGTGAACGTGGTATATTTAATCGTCAGTCTGCTAAATGGAAAGTAGAAGAGAATGGTAGACGTAATCCTGATTATTACTTTGGGTGCAATCCTTGTAGTGAGATTATCCTCAGACCTTATCAGTTTTGTAACTTAACAGAGGTTGTGTGTAGAGAAACAGATGATTTAGAGTCACTGAAAGAAAAGGTTAGACTGTCTACAATACTAGGCACATTCCAATCTACGTTGACTAGATTTAAATATCTACGTAAAGTATGGAAAGACAACACTGAAGAAGAGAGACTATTAGGTGTGTCATTAACAGGTATACTTGATTGTCCAATCTTATCACCTGATAATGGTAGCCTTGAAGGTACACTTGAACAGTTGAAGACAGTTGCAGTAGAGACTAATAAAAAGATTGCTAAAGATTTAGGCATACCACAGTCAACTGCTATAACATGTGTCAAACCTAGTGGTACAGTTAGTCAATTAGTTGACAGTGCATCAGGTATTCATGCAAGGCATAACCCCTATTACATCAGAACTGTACGTGGAGATAACAAAGACCCACTAACACAGTTTATGAAAGAGAGTGGTATCCCTGCAGAACCTGATGTCATGAAACCTGATAGCACAACTGTGTTTAGTTTTCCTATGAAGTCACCATCAGGTGCTATCACTAGAACTGAAATGACTGCCATAGAGCAGTTAGATTATTGGCTAGTGTTTCAAAGGCATTGGTGTGAACATAAACCTTCAGTCACTGTATCTGTTAAAGAGCATGAATGGATGAGAGTAGGATCATGGGTGTATGATAACTTTGATGAGGTATCAGGTATATCTTTTTTACCTTTTAGTGAACATACATATAAACAAGCACCTTATCAAGACATAGAAGAAGAGGCATATAATAACTTGACAAAAGCTATGCCTACTGCTATAGATTGGAGTAAGTTACAAGATTACGAGAAGGAAGACACTACTAGTGGAAGCAAAGAACTTGCTTGTACTGCAGGTGCTTGTGAGATTGTAGATATTGAAGCAACATAAAGAAGGGAGATAAAATGAGAGAAGTATTACTATCGGCTTTAAAGTCTTACTATGTAGGACATATAAACAAACATATTGCCAATGTTGAAATTTATTTAAGTAGGTCTACAGGTATTGGAGAACACTCTGATATAGTAGCATCTATGGACAAAGAGATTGCAGAGATTGGTAAGTATGATGACAGACTATCAATGATAATTAAATATTTAGAAAGGAGACAATCTAATGAGACAGAAGAAAAAAAGGAATCCAAATCTAAGTAAATATGATGCACCATTACGTATTCAATTTGAACGTGGTGTAAATGCCTTCAAAGGTAAACAGTATATACAGACTGTTAAGAAGACTAAAATAATAGCTACAGTGAGTCCCTACAATCCAAATACAATGCAACATAGGGAATGGCAAAGAGGTTATAACTTTGCCTACTTTAAAAACTTGGAAAGGGTGAAACGTGAAGAAGCTAGAAGAAGAAGCCAAGAAGTTCATGCAGTTGCATAATAAAAGTATGATTACTGCAGACGAGTACCAACGAAAGGCAAAGGCAACTGCAATCTACCCCAAAAAAGATGCGTTGCCTTATCTTGTATTGGGACTTGTAAGTGAGGCAGGAGAGGTAGCAGGTAAGGCTAAAAAACTAATACGTGATGGTACACAGTACGACCTAGCATCTGAAATAGGAGATGTATTATGGTATTGTGCTATGTTAGCATCAGAGATAGATGTTAGTCTTGGGAAGATAATGGAAGGTAACTTGGAGAAACTTAATGACAGAAAACAAAGAGGAACATTACAAGGTTCAGGAGACACTCGTTAATAAAGTTACACCTGTACATGATTTGTCATGGTATCTGAAATGGTCAGGGTCACTCTTGATTATGTCAGGTATCATCTGCAGGTCTGCAGGTGTATTACCTTTTTATGATTTGATTGCATCCTGTAT